AATGCCGTCAGAAAGTAGTTCGGTTGTATCAAATGCTACAAACGGTGTTGAACCACCTAGGGATTACCTATCTGTTAAGAAAAGTAAAAAAGGTACTCTCAAACAAATAGTTCCTGACTACAATAGATTAAAAAATTACTATACTTTGTTATGGGATATGCCTAGTAACGAGGGATATATTCATGTTATATCTGTTATGCAGAAATATTTTGACCAGGCGATTAGTGGTAACTGGAGTTACAATCCAGAAAACTATAAAGATAACGAAGTACCAACATCTGTTATGGCAAATGATTTACTCACAACATATAAACTAGGATGGAAAACATCTTACTATCAGAATACATATGACGCTAAATCAGACATAGATGAACCTACACATACACTTGGTTGGCACGATAATGTAAAAGAAGAACCAAAGGAGATTATTTTAGATGACCAAGAAGAATGTGAAGCCTGCGCCATCTAAATACTTCCACGAAGTAATGAAAGAAGAACAAGAGTTGTTGAAGTTGAGTTATGAGGAGTCAGTAAGACAAAGAGAAGAACGAAAAAACAAAGAGAGAAATAAAAAAAATGACAAAAGTATTTAATACAAAAAAAGTAGATTGGTTAAAACAACCAATGTTTTTTGGTGATGAGCCAAACACTCAACGATTTGACCAACAGAAGTATCCTGTTTTTGAAAAGTTAAATCAACAACAGTTAGGTTTCTTCTGGAGACCAGAAGAGGTATCATTACAAAAAGATAGAAACGATTATCATTTATTATCAGAGGATCAAAAACATATCTTTACATCTAATCTAAAGTATCAAACATTATTAGATAGTGTACAAGGTCGTGGTCCATGTTTAGCTTTCTTACCTTTCTGTAGTTTACCTGAATTAGAATCTATGCTTGTTGCATGGGACTTTAGTGAAACAATACATAGTCGCTCATACACTTACATAATGAAGAATGTTTATCCTAACCCAACAGCAGTACTCGATACGATTGTTGAAACGCCAGAGATTATGGCAAGAGCAAAAACTGTAACTGAATCGTATGATAAGTTTATAGAATATTCTCATAAGTATCATTTAATGGGAGAAGGTAATAGAAAAGAATTAAAGAAGTTATTATACTTAACACTTATCAATGTTAATATACTAGAAGGTATTAGATTTTATGTTTCATTTGCTTGCTCGTTTGCTTTTGGTGAATTGAAACTGATGGAAGGTAGTGCTAAGATTATATCTCTTATTGCAAGAGATGAAAATCTACATTTAGCAGTTACACAGAACATCATAAATAACTATCGTAACAAAGAGAACGATAAAGAAATGTTACAGGTCATGAAAGAAACAGAACAAGAAGTTTATGATATGTATGATATAGCAGTTCAACAAGAAAAAGAATGGGCAAAGTATTTGTTTAGAGAAGGTTCTATGATAGGATTAAATGATATTCTATTGAATCAATATGTTGAATATATGGCAAACAAGAGAATGAAAGCAATCGGCTTGAAAGCTCAGTATGACCAACCTCAAACTAATAACCCTTTACCATGGACACAGCATTGGTTAAATAGTCGTGGTCTACAAAATGCACCACAAGAAACAGAAATAGAAAGTTATGTGGTGGGCGGAATCAAACAAGATGTTGAGACCGACAGTTTTAAAGGATTTAAATTATGAACAACCCTAACCTAAAAACGGTATGTGATGGATGTAGTGCAAACTATATTGTTAAACATGATTTACCTGAAGATTATATAGAACAATATTGTCCTTTCTGTGGAGAAGAACATGAAGAAACAGAAGAACATATTACTGATATAGATGAAAACTGGGACTAGTTGGTCATATCAAGGCAAACTAGTTGAAGAACTTCCTAATGATTGTGAAGCTTTTGTATATTTGATAACAAACTTATCTAATAATATAAAGTATGTTGGTAAGAAGTTAGCAAAGTTTAAAACTACCAAACCTCCACTTAAAGGTAGAAAAAACAAAAGACGAGGCACAAAAGAAAGTGATTGGAGAACCTATTGGGGCTCTTCTGATAAACTGATTGACGAAGTAAGTAAACTAGGCGAAGATAAATTTACCAGAGAAATATTATACTACTGCCCTAGTCGAGGTGTCGCAAGCTACCTAGAAGCAAAAGAACAATTTGAAAGAAAAGTCCTTGAGTCTGATGAATACTACAATGGTATTATAAATGTTCGCATTGGTGGTTCTGAAATTTTAAGAAAATCGCTGAAGAAATTATCAAAAATCAAATTTGTCTAAATATGAGTAGGTGCAACTCAAAAGGGTGTATCTAAATCCGAAATTTGATTTGATATCTCAAACTTCACAACTTTGGCGTGAGTAATGGCACAGGTAAAACTATTTGTAACTAAATTTTTAAGAATCTTTAAGAGAAATTCTTATCGACCAGAGAGGCATTACCTCAGAGGTCGCAGAATAGAACAAAAGTAGAACAAAACTAGTCATTATTCACAGCCAAGAGTATCAAAAAGTGTTGTATTTTTACAACAATCTCAATTAAATCCCCACAAACTTATAAATCGTTGATTTTACTGACTTTTTTAGTCCATTTTTATCCATTTTTATTGGAATAATGCTTGCAATACAGCTAGAACTAGTGTATAGTATAAGAATAATAACAATTAAGTTATTATGAAAACGAAAGACTACAATATGAAAATGACTATACAAAATATATACGACAAATTTGCGACTTTAAAAACTTCTTCTGATAAATTAGTTTATCTTGAAGAATTAAAAACTTTAACTTTAATGAAAGTTATTAGTTTTGATTTAAACTTTAATTCTATTGAAGAATTAATTATGAACGAACAATAAAACTAGAAAAATTATATTATGAAAAACAAAAATACTGACTTAAATACTGACCTATTATATCATTTAGTGATTTACAAAAATGATAAAGAAAAAATATTTCACATACGAACTACTAAAGTGAAAAATCCTAAAGTTTCTTGTACTCTTAAAATCATGCTCGCAACATCCATATATGCAATATCCGGTAAAGATTCTGCCCAATGTGCTGCCACTACTTCTTGTGTTCGTTCATTCTTAGTTTTCCCTAATTTAAATGATTGGGATAGAAAGATAATACCTCTCGGTAATGTCAACTCTAAAGAATTAACTAAACATTATAAGAAATATGCAAATGAATTAATAGATGTTAATTACAAACAAGTAACTAGACATCCTCATGTAAGACATTATGAAAAAACAAAAAAATATAATACTGCATTTTTAAAAATGATTGTAACAAATCTTGACCAGAAAAGATTTAATATTAAAACTACAAAAATACTTGAAGATTTTAATGTTACTAAAGATATTGATAAGAAAGTTAGTGATATTTACAACTATGTTATAAAAGATAGAACTTCGCCTGTTAATAATGTAAGTCAACTTCTTAGACATATATTATTAACATATACAAATTTTGATATAGACAGAATAATGAGAGTTGCCTAATGATTACATCTTTTATTATACTAATGATTACTATGTTGATGTTTATATTTTTAATTGCGAAAGTACTTTAATTATGAAACAGAAATTAATTATGAAAAACGAACCAGTTTATGTTCGTACAATTTATGTTGTGCTATTTTTTATTGCAATAACAGCTATGTTCATCTACGGTGCACATTTAACAAACGAGATGCTTGCATCTCAAATAGTCTAGGAGATTATATTATGATTACTTACTTACAATTTATTGAAGATTTACAAGAAATAAAGAAAAAATTAAACTTTAAGAATACAGATATTCTTGATGAAGCAATTGCTAAATATCAAGCGATTGTTGACGAAAACGAACAACAGGAGAATGCTTAATGTTTCATATAGTTTATTCTAGACATTACTGGAACCATGACGAACCAGGACAATTTACAAATACTCATACTATAATGAGAAATGTACCTTATGATAATTTACATAAACATTCATCTGCTTTAGAGGGTTACAAAAGAACCGCTGATAAACAAGCTGAAGAATATGCTGAAGAAAAAAACATATCAACTGAAAACTTTTTTAGTTCAGAATGCTATCTTATAGATGATGAAGAATATTTCAAGACTTATCAAGATGAATATCCTAGTAATTTTCAAAATCCACCAGGTTTAATTCCTAACGAAGAAGATTACTTTACTGACTACGGTCAAAAAAATAATTTCATGTTAGTACATGATTTCAATAGAGAATATACTTGGTTCGGTAAAGACTTGACCCAAGAAGAAATTGAAAAGACTTATGCCGATAGAGATAACGGCAAAGATATTTACGCTGAATGGCGAGAAAAGCGTGAATTTATAAGGGATTTTGTATATGCTTGACAAAATCACAAAAATATCGTATAATAGATTATAAAACTTAAAACAGGAGAGATTATATTATGGAAGGTTTATACAACAAAGAAAACTTATTTGCCGAATTTGCTATGCAAAAAACTAATGCAGACAAGGTAAAGTTTTTACACGAAATGAAAGACTTAAAAAAGACACAACCACAGATGTTCCGTGGCACTTCACTATCACAAAAAAATTTAGATAATCTTATAGAAGAATGGTCTAAACCCCAACCTTGGGCAGAAATCAATAAAGCTATCAAAGATAGAAATAAGATTATTAATTCTGTTGAAGGTGAGGATGTAAAACTATAATGTTTAAGATAGCAGTTATAGTTTTATTGTTACTAATAATGATGAATCAATGTGGTGGATTAAACTAATGGGTATGTTCTATATAAATCAAGGTAGAAGTAAAAAGAAAAAACTACCACAGACAGCAAGTCTAAAAGCAGCAATCAAAGAACAAAGAAAGTTGCTTACTAGACTTGGGGTAA